CTTCTTGGCAGAATCTTCCAACCTTCCAAAGTCCGAATCGGTAACATCAAGCAGGATAGACTTCACCTCTGCCATCCCTGCTTCAAACTTCATAAACTCTGCAACCGCAGAACCAAGTGCTTTAACAGTAAGAAGTATTCCTGCCGTCAATGCAGCGAATGCAGCGACCGCAATCCCCGCAGGGCTTGCAGCAAACTTGCCAAACTTGCCAAGCATACCACGTGCTTTGCCAAGACCTTTGCCAAGACCTTTCGTATTGGATTTAACGTTTATCCAAAGATTGCCTATTGTTGCCATTGTTCATTCGCCTCTGTTGGTTCTTGCCCTGTCATTGCTTGCAGTATGGATTTCATTTCATCTTCTCCCATCACTTGTTTTTTAGAATACTCACCTACTAACATGAAGTCTTTTGGAGTGAACGTTTTGCTGTTCTTTGACCTGTTACAGTTTGCAAGTGTGGATGCAATTATTGAAGCAGGCAAATCCGCAGACCTAAAATAACCAAATGGTTCTAATGAATAGTATGCTGCCCATTCGCTTATTTCCTTACTGTCCAGTGTCTGCAACAACTGTCGTACAGACATTCCAAGTTCAAGAGCCAGAGTAAAGTAAAAACGCCTCTCTGGTCGGCTCTCTAATTTTTTGCTAAATCTTCAACGTCATCTTGTCCAAGACCATTCAGTTTTTGAGCCACACTGAAAATCAAATCCAAACACATTGCAGACTTCTTGCCAAGTGCTTCAATGTCTCGCGCATCAAATAACCGTTCGCCTTTCTCATTGCACATAGTAAGTACACACAAGCGTGAACGGATGTTTACCATGTTCACACTGCGGTTCTTGCCTTTGCTTTGAACGCACGATGCTTCAAACTCATCGCGTTCCGTGCCAGTTAAAGTTCTTACCCAAACGCTACCCCCCCAAAGTTCTACTACTACTTCTTCGCGTGGAAGGTCATCACTATTGAGAATCGCCTTTTTATCTAACACAGTATGTGCTCCTTGTTGTAATTTATGCTGAAGCGAAGGTTATGGAATTAGTTATTTTCATTCCAAGACTTGCAGTTACAACGGCATCCATTGCTGCTGTAATTGAAAATGACGTAATCACGGCATCAAACTCGATATCTTTTGAGTCACTGAACCTAACCAGAATGTCTTTTGCTGTTCCATCAATTGCTGCTTCAATGGTCAAGTGACTGGTTGATGCGGGGTCATAATTTATTTCAAACGTGCACTCTCCACCGTCCTTGATTCCACCAATGAAAGTACGCCAAGTTGAATCAAGGTTGCTTGTATCCAAAGTTGCCAAACTTAATGAAATTGGCGATATGGATGTAACATCTGCTATCATTGTTGAACCACCGTCAATACTTATTTGTGTTGTGTTTGCTGTAATCGCTGCCATTTATCTGCTCCTAATTTCTTGTCTAATCTGAATACCACACTATGTAACTGCTTTCTATAATCGAAACGCCACGACTATTTCCAATTTGGGAATCTTCTACAATCCCTATATCATTATCGTGGACAAGGGATTTTATTGCCACGCCATCGGTCGGTGTACCTGAATATCCATTCAGTGCATCTAGCACGTGTGCTGCCAATGTTTTCGCACCCGCATAAGTTTCTGCCACATTGCTTACCGTTAATTCTGCACGCGTCATTCCACCATAACCGTCAAGGTCTTGCTCTGGGTCTGTGCCGTCAAGTTCATAAACGATGGCGGGGAACGTTGTGCCTTGTTGTCGCATCCACGGAAACACCCTTGTGCCAACCAACGCACTTACGTCTGAATCGCCAATCAGTATGCTTCGGATTCCTTGTTCTAAACTTGCCATCAGTTCACCGACCTAACTTGGCGGATTGCCTTTGCCAATGCTTTTTGGAAAATCCGCTTGGCTTTTGGTGTTGTAATATCAAAACCTTTTTCTGCCATGTGCTGTGCTTTCATCCTGCCAACATTCATCTTCCTTGCACGTTGCCTGTAACCCCGCTTCTTCAAGCCCCATTTGTCATTCACAATTCTGTCACCTGTTCCATATTCAACAAGATGTGCATGGAAACCATTTCTTCCCGACTTCCTACCAAAGTACATACGCCCCTTGATGAAATACTTTTTCATTATCTTAACATCGGTGGTGACTGACTTTCTTAAAATACCTGTTCGCTTTGGTGTTAGTTTGCGTACTGCCTTGCGATATTCAGCAACGGTTTTACGCATTGCCTTCTTCATGACTTTCTTGTTTATCTTTCGTTCAAGTTTGCTTAATGCCCTGTCTATTTCTTTAATTCCAGAAATAGAACCACCACCTGCACCCGTCATGGATAATCCTTGTGCCATTAGTTTGATTCCTCTTTGCATTTGAGTACAAGGTATTCATTACGTTCTTCGTGGTTCAAAACAGATTGAATACCAAATACCCTGCTGCCAAACAACAACCGCTTCGTGGGTGTTGCATTTGCCGTGTAACGCATAGATACGCGGTGGGTAATGATTCCCGCTTGCCCTTCACCAATGTCTACCTCGTTGCCACTAATGGATTCAATAGAAGCCCACACCGTTTCATCGGTAGACCAACCAGATGTAGGTTCACCGTACGAATCCAATGTTGAACTCAAACTTTGTATAGCGACACGGTGGCGAAGTTTACCTGCTAACAATGATGGCATCAGTTCACCTCTGGCACTTTGTTTGCAGCAACAATCATCTGCAAGCCCAAAGGCAAATCCTTCACACGGTCAACAGTTGTTGCCTCTCGATTGTTGTAAAAATGCCCAACAAACATTCGATGCCCCACAACAAAGCCCTCTGGTATCTCGCCCCTTGTCGCATACCCTGCTGTGTATTCCACTTCTACTTTATTGAATACACTTGCAGTTGGTGTGCTGCCTGTGCTTGGATATGATTCACTTTCAATTGGCAGTATCTCAGCAGGCAATTTGCCCAACGTACTGACTTCATACAACGTGTTAGACCATGTTTGTTGTGTGCCATCTTCATCCACATACTTGATACTTGTAACACTAATTAGTGGTGGTCTTGGCAAACGCATTGGTGTGCCTTCGGGCGGGAAGCCATCGAAGTACACTTTCATTGTTTGCTGCATCATGGTGGTGTTGGTCAAATCTTCAAGCAGGTTTTGACATGCCATGCCGATGTAAGCAATTTCAGTATCTTCATCAGAGGTATCAACACGCAACCAAGTTTTCAAGTCTGCTGTTGTTGATGCAGAATCTGTGCTTGGCGTGCTGACAACAAACCGTTCATAAGAATATGGCGATTGATAAACCATTATTCTTCTTCTACTGCTTGTTCAAGGTCTTTTGGTTTGGTCACTGCTCTTTGCTTCTTGCTTTTTCCTGCACCACTGACTGCAACAACCAAGCCCCTTTGCACAAGGTGGGCTGCATATTCTTCGTCAAGTTCTAAAACTGCACCCGCAGTAATATGCCGACCATCTTTTGCCATGCCGTTCTTCACACATTCGTATTTCATTATTCAATTCTCCTGCCACATCGGGAAGGGCAGACAACTGCCCTTCCCATTTGTAGCGGTTTAGTAACCAATAAACTTATGGCTCTTATGCCATGATGATATGTTTCACTGCTTCACTGGAAGTAAGTTGCCCATCAACACGAAGTTCGGCACGTAGACCGACATTCCCTGCTACTGCATACAATTCATCAAGTCGTTGGAAGTCCATGTATTCACGCCATGTAACCCAATAGTAACTTAAGTCACCAAACAGAATTGGTTTTAATCCAGTTGCAGTATCTTCACAATCATCATTGATTGCAACAGGTCTGCCAAGTAGCAAGTCTGGTTGTCCAAGTTGTCCACTTGGTTCCCAGATGTATCGACCATCTGCTTTCAAGCCACGGATTTCCGCAGCAGTTGTTGAGTTAAATAACCAAGTTCCGTTTGCACGGTAGGATTCTTTCAGTTTGTAAAACAAACTTTGTAATTCATCAAAAGTAATTACTGTTGCGGATGCAGCAGTTAGTGCTTCTGCTGAACCATCTGTAACACCTGTTGGTTTTGATGAACCATCGCCATTTACAAAAGCGGAGTTAAGCAAAATATCGAAACTTCTTCCGAACATGCCTGCCATGAAGGATTGCATGTCTACGTAACTATCGGAAAGTAATTCCCTTGAAATCTGAACGATTCGCGTTGCCTTCCACGGCTGG